TCCCCAAGCCTCTGCCAGCTCGATTGCCTCCTGACTGTGGTTGCCGGTGTACCACATTGCGAGCACGCTATCTGGCGAAGCAATAGCCCATACTGGCAGACGCTTCAGATCTGCCATACTCATCGTGCTGTAGTGATTGCCGGCGGCACCATTGCTGATTGTGTTGCCGTAACTCCATGGCGGATCTGCATAGATGAGTTGATAGGTCATTGAGCGTTACCCCAGCAGCGCGCGGCCGCGTTGGTGCAGAACTCCATGCGGGTTTTAATCCACGGAACATCGACTGCTCGCGCGAGCTTGAGGGACTTCTCCCACGCTTCAGCGGCCTTTTCATACCATCCACGCTTTTCACATTCAGCCGCAATTCTGGCGATATTTAGGTATGCACGATAGCTGGTCATGTTTAAATCCTGATTTGGTTGTTGTAGCGCTCATGGCTCATGACTTCCCATGAGTTGCCGTTGTCTTTTGACAGCAATCGCCAGCAGCGTGCCACTGGCAGCGTTAAATGCTTATGTTGGTATGTCCGGTTGGGTTTCTTTTTGCCCTCCTTGTAGGCGGATAGAACCCCCTCAGCTTTGGCGCTGATTCGTTGCGGAATTCGTGGTTTCATTTTTACCGATGGGTTATTTGGTGATTGGCGCCCAGCACGCGGATCGGATGCCAGGGCGGCGGACTTTCTCAGCGGCGTTTTCTTTTTCCAGCTTAATCAAGCGTTGGCGGATTGTTTTACCGGTCATGCCGTTGTAGCCGGCACAGCGGAGTAGGCTTGCGACAGAATCCGGCGTGGAACCGGCAATGCTGAGCCGCGAGATGATTTCGTTATCGTCGGGTATAATTTGCATAGATTCTTATCCATAACTTTTCACGCATATAGCAGGGGATTTATGACTGAAATTTCTGACTTTGAGCTTTATTTTTTGCAATTCCTTATTGTTGCTGCCGGTGTAATTGGTTTTGTCTGGGGTAGAGAAACAGGAATTAAAAAGGGAACTTTTGATACCGAAAAAAGATTTAAGGACAAAAACTAATCATTCCCCTTCGTCGCTGCCGTGCGCATATGAGGATGATCAGGCTCAATGAATTGACTTAATGCCGTATTCAGACGCTCCCGAAGTTGCTCTGTACCGCTGAACTTCAAGGCGGTATCACGGAGGCTATTTACCAGTTCGCGGTAAACATGCGGCGGCAACTTGTAACCGCTACTTACAGGTTGAGCCAGCATTGAGGCGCGGGTGTGCGGATGGTCAGGTTGAACGTGAATGCTTAATGCATAGCTGAGTTGCGCTCGTTGTTGCTGAGTACCGCCATAGGCAATTGCCGTCTCTTGCAGCATATCCAGCAGATCGCGATAAACATGTGGTGGCAGGCTCGGCTTATCCACCACTGCTGGCGTTGGCGGGGCGGTGTAGAACTGCTCGCCAAGCTCGCCGCTGTGTGGGTTAAAAAGCACCGCGCCGATAGTCAAGATAGGGGCGCTGGGCTTCTTACCCAGCGTTTCAAAGCCAAGCATTAGATGGTTCATTAACTATTCTCCAGGTAATAAAAAACCGCCCGTAGGCGGTCATATAATAATGAGTGAACTTTAAATTTGTCTGACTCTAATAAGAGTGGGGTGACATGTGTTTTCATAAATAGGCCCAGAGACAATATCGACAATATATTTTTCCTTCACACCATCACGAATAAGCGTTATTGTCTGTCCCGCACGAACCTCAAAGTCGATCTCATGTTCTTCTTCAATGCCGGTATCGTTAAAAATAACTTTCGCCATCACTTTCTTTCCTGCGTTGGATGAAATGCGGGGCTAGGAAACGGCTTGATAACATTGTGATAGCCAGTCCTAAGGTTGCCACCCCATACCATAGTTGCCTGTTTCATGTAACCATTTGTGCCCGCACTCAGTACAAATATAGTAGCTTTCCTTGGTGCCACGACCATGTAGGCTTATGTATTCTCCCTGTTCTTCATGGATGTATCTCATACATTCTAAAGGCGGTTGACGTCGCCCTCTTGGCTGTTTTTCACATACTCGACATGTCATAAGAACCCCACATAAAACAGTGAAGCGTATACGATAGCACGACATTTTTAATTTATCATAGAGTGGTTTTGATTAACTACTTTCCGCCACGTTAGTGCTGGCACCGGTGCGGCGATTCCAACGCTCTATAGCATCGTCATGGTCACCAATCGGGCCACGGGATCCGCACGACAAGCAGAGGACTTGCCACCCGAGAATTTGGCCGCGGTGCCGCAGCTGCACATTCCCATTTCCGCGCATACCGCAAAACGGGCATGGCTTCAGTTCATTTGCTGGCATCACTACCTCCCACACGACGAAACTCGATAACCCATACCCAGGGGTTAGCGTTCCAGCTATCAACGCCGTAGATGGATTTCCAGAGAGTGCGAAAACCCATGTAGTGTTTCTCGCCAATAATGCATAACTCTGTCGGCGCGCCTTCAGCCCTGGCATCCTCTTCGCTGATATCGTTCAGGCGCTCCACGCGCACAGCGGTGATTTCCAGCACCAAGCGACAGGCATCACGCGGCATATGAATTGAAGGAACCCATCGCTTAACCTTGCATGCCGCGCCGTCGTTAGAATCAGCGCGATATACGAGGCGATTTCCGCAATCTCCGAACGTCTCGCGCACCCACAGCCGATCGCCTACCTGGCCGAATGGGCAGCCAAGCAAGTGATTGGAGTTGTCAGCTTTAGCAATCCGCCGCGTCTGGGTCTTACGTCCGTCGATAATGGCGCGAACCATCTCACCGTTAAAAATCACTGGGCGCTCTTTCATTTGGCCTCCCGCAGCTTCTTAGCGAACGAGCGAGCCATTCCCGCGTAAGCGCCTGGGGTGGTGTTGTCCGGCTTGACTGAGCACATAGCCATGGCGGTTTTGTGAAGGTCATCAGCAAACTTCTCCACTCCCTGCGCCTGGATAGCTGCAAGTGCTGCGTTAGTGGATGGGGTTTCGATATGGCGCGCTCTGTCGATTTCAAACCCTGCAGGCTCACCTTCGGTGTAGGCGGAGGCGATAAGGTCAATCGATGACTTCAGCGCCGCATTCTCCACAGCCAGCGAATCGGCTCGTTTCTGCTGCGCATCGCGCTCAGCCTCTACGGCGCTCACCACTTGCTGGTGGGCATCAAACCGAACAAGTTCGCCGTGCTCAGCTTCACGCGCGAAAGCCTCAAACCGAACAGCGTGCATTTTGTAATCAGGGGTAAAGCGCTTGATGGTTGTCATGCTTCGTCTCCCAGCACCCAGCGGAGCGCCTGAGCGTAATCACCGCTCGCACCTTCCAGGGCTTTCGTTATTTCTTTTCGTGACTTCAGGCGGGGTTTGGCATCGCCGATCACCTGGCGCTGCCGGCGTGCCTTTTCGTGGCCTTTGGTGCCGGCGGTTGCCGCTTCAACCTCTTTCACTTTTTCGCGCTGTTCGTCGGGTGTGAGGTTCGCCAACTGTCTCGCTTGGGTGACTGTTACTGCGCCAGATTCAACCGCATCTTTAACTGCCTGAGTGGCATCGAGTAGGGCGAGTGTCGCGCGGATCGTCTGCACGCCGACGCCAAACATCAGGGCCAGGTCTTTTTCGTCGTGGCCCCGCGTAAGCGCATCAGCCATTTTTTTAGCGCGTCCCAGCGGCGTGTCTGCCTGAAAGATTTCATTGGCACTAATCATCACCTCAGCAACGCTAAACGGTGATCCGCGCCTGACCACTGCCGGCACAAGAAGAGGTTTTTTGCCTTCTTTCCGCAGGCGTTTATTGGCCTCGAGGGTGTTTTTAACCCGCTGGCGACCTTCAACGATGCAGGAGCGGCCTGTCTCTGGGTCTTTCCAGATAATGATTGGCTCCAATACCCCCAACTTCATGATGCTAAGCACAGTCGGCTCATGGAGGGGAAGATGGATGCGCTCGTCGTAAAGCGGGTGTGTTTTATCCGACACCAGGTACAGATTTTCAGGCTCGAACATCAACACGTTGGTTTTACCGCTGGCGCCGTAGGCCTCCGTTGAGTTTTTAGCCATGCTTAACTCCAGACCGCGCCGGCAGTCAGCAGGCACAGGGTAAAAATGAGAAGGTAGAAGAGGTGTTTGCCGTGGTGACGTTTAGGGGCGAAATCGCCCCCGGTCAGGTCGTACTTGTGCTGTATGCGGGCGTTGAGGCTTACCATGTTGGCCTCCGCTGCTGAGTGTACAGGCGGCGCTGCAGTGTTCTGATGTTCTGGCGGACGACGTACACCGGCGCGCAGGTATCGGCACAGACGAGGATTCTCACGGCCTTATATCTGCCGTCTTCATAGCGCTGAATGCTCACAGCTTGTTTTGCTACGTCGCGGGTCTGGCCACAGTGTTCGCAGCGCTGGTTATTGGTTTGCATAACATGTCCTCTCAATGAAATTCACATGGGCAAAGGCGCTACCTGAGTTGATGCACGCGCTCGGTTTCCCTACGGTTCCAGCACACTGGAGCAGGGCAGCGCCTTTGCTGATGTGAAAAAAAGAGCCCCGGCGAGCGGGCCAAAGGATGTGACAAGGGAAGTGGTACTGAGCAGGCTTGTGATTTCTCACGCACCTGGTGGCGCATCGAACCGGGGCTTTATACTGTGTAGGTTAAAAGAGGAACCGGAACGATACGCCACCAGATAATTGAGATGCCGGCGTTAACCGGCGATCAAAGCCATACTTTTTCGTTGAATGTCATGATTGCCTCGGTGGCACCCCGAAGGGCGCGGTGAGTGTTAAGCAACTGACAGGCAGGTTGGCAGCGCGCAGCGGTTTTTGAACATGCGCACATAGCGAACCATGAAATTGATTTCACGCAGGCTGAAAGGCTTCCAATCAGATGCAAGCCACACAGTGAACGCTGCGTGCCGTTGCTCTGTATTTTCGCTATATCTGTCGCGGAAATACTTAGCTAGGTAATGTTTCGTATTCATCGTGTAACCCTCTGCTGTTGCTGTTAGTCGGCCATCTGACGAGCAAACCAGCGTTGCGCGCCTGCTGCGGTTTTAAAGTCGCGGCTTTTGGATAACGTCATCGCAGTAAACGTGCCGTTTCCGTTGAGGAAAACGCCGGTCTTTACTGTTTCGTTGTTGCCCATCTCGTGAGTAGTGTTCATCGCTAATCCTCAGTGGTTTTATGCCTGCCGTCCCAAACTGGCAGCGGCAGGGTAAAAGCACTCCGTAACCGTTACATTTTCCAGCCCTCCAGTTGTCTGCCTGTTCTCATGCTGGGTCAGGCTCCCGCGCTTATGTCCCCTTGCACCCGTCATAGCCGAAGCTGATAAGAGCAAGCGGGGTTAAAAGTCTTTCTCCCTAAAGAACGTCTCCGGTCGATCCCTCTCGGGGCCGGGGAGTGATTGCATCGCTCACCCCTGGGCGTCTTACCTGCGTGGCTTCCTGCCGGTGACGTTGTTGTTGTCGATGGAGTTGATAATAGCCATGAGTATTATCAATAGCAATACGTATTAAGATTGAATCAATAGCAATTGCTATAATCATCTGTTTTGAAAGTAAATTTAGTTGGTAAAAATTTGCGCTAAGGAGTTTGAATAAGGTCTGTTGTGTGATTTCTGGCAGGGATTAACGCTTTGCAAATTCTTGAGAAAGGATTAAAGTTTGAAAATAACTGTACATATAAACAGTGTTTTTGAGTGTTTTATTACACCCGGGGTTTCATATGATTGAGATGTTAGTGCGGCGTGCGGCGGGAGTGTACGAAAAAGAAACCCTGCCAGGGCAGGGTTTGGGCGGTTACATTCTGAAGTCGCGTAGCAGTAAAACTACAACACCGATCAATGAATCCGGCGCTAGTTCAATCAATGGAACCCTGGCATCATCAACGGATAAGTATCCATGTGACCCGCCATCAACAAAGCGATAAGCAGAAACTGAGTTATTCACTTTTGCTACTACTAAATCCCCGGATCCTGGCGTAGAGGACGAGTCAGCAATAACAATGGAACCGGCTGGCGCCTCAGCACATCCGCTATTTCTTTTGAGAATGAAGGCTTTCCATGATGGATCGGCTTTTCCTTTCGGCGAAATCACAAAGTCATCAGTAGCCCCGCTTTCATCCCATACAGGGATCTGGCTGTATTTTTCAATGCGAGTTGTCATAGGAGGTGATTCACCCTCCATTTCACCAACGCCATTAGCCAGCCAGTCAACATTCACACCAAGGGCATTAGCAATATCTACGAGCCGTCCCGAAGTTTTTGCCTTTCCTTTAGTTAATCGCCAGATGGTCGGCTGAGCAACGCCAGATGCCTCAGCAAGAGCTGCTTGAGTCATGTTGTTGCGTTTGGCCATCGCCATGTTAAGGCGTTCTGCAAGTGTCGTTTTCATGCCAGCAAATTTATAGCCACGCGTATTAAGCGTCAAATTCGCATTGCTATTGCAAGTGGTAATACGCATTGCTATTATCACCCTTGAATAATACGTTTAAGGATTAAGAGATGAACAAAGCTATTCAAAAAGCTGTAAGCATCGTCGGTAGCCAGCAGAAGCTCGCCTCATTGTGTGGGGTTGCCCAACCGACAGTTTGGCGCTGGCTGCATGGTGGCGGCATTGACGCCCTTTACGTTAAGCGAATCGAAAACGCTACAGGCGGAAAGGTTAAGGCCGTAGAGATTCGTCCAGACCTGTCGGATCTGATTACAACGAACTGATTTTTAACAAGGAAGATTATTACAGATGCAAACCGCAACAACACGCAACGAAGCTCAGGCGATCCAGAGCGACATCATGAGCCGCATTGCAGCAATCGGGGTAACAAGCCTGGCCAGCGCGATCGGCGTTGATAAATCGCAGGTGAGCCGCTGGCAGAGCAAAGGGGGGCTGGTGGAGAAAGCGAGCTTGCTTCTCGCCGCTACCGGCTTCAAGCGTTCGGAAACCATGCTGACGTTCAGGGGTGAAGAAACCGCAGAGCTGGCGCGCGGGTTAATGGCAATGCTGGAGCACATCCGGGAACCAAAGACGGAATAGGGGGCTTTATGGCCTGGGGTAAGAAGAAAGCCGAGCAGTTGCAGCTGGTCGGCAATCACTTTTCTAACTGGGAGTTCTGCAATGAACAGCCTGATTGTTATCGATATGTCGGTATCTCGTCAAGGGTTGAAAAATGTCCGGCTCGCAAAGCACTGAGCTCGATCGGTATTACACGGACTGGCGGGGCGTGCAGGTTCACGTCATCCGCTGGGATCGTGTTGAGCGCCAGGTCATTTTCACGAGAGAGGGTTATCCGCATGAGTGCATGCAGCCCCTTGAGAGGTTCAAAGAGAAATTTAAGCGGGTGGATGTATGAGCATGATCCTGATGGCAACGGCCATGAAAATTAAGGTTGGTAACCCGCTGCGCAAGCTGGTGCTCATCAAAATGGCTGACAACGCCAACGATGACGGCGAATGCTGGCCGTCGTACCAACACATTGCCGATCATTGCGAGTGCAGCAAGAGCGCGGTAAAGGCACATATCACGGCATTGATAAATATGGGTTTGCTATCCAAAGAGAACCGCCTTGGTAGCAACAATGGGAAGGGCAACACGTCAAATATTTACCAGTTGACCTTGGTTAACCCTGTGTCGTCAGAAAACACAGCCCCTATGGCAGGAAAAAGCATAGCCCCTGTGCCGTCAAAAAGCATAGGTGGGTCAGGAGAAAGCACAGGTGTGCCGTCAGAAAGCACAGCCCCTGTGTCATCTGCCGGCACCCCCTGTGGCAGCACGTGGCACCAGAACCTATCACTAGAACCTAAAGACAATAAATCTTCTTGTCAGGTCGCTACGCAACCCGACGAATCAGGCGATGAGACGTTTTTATCTCGGCACCCAAAGGCGGCGGTATTCAGTGCCAAGAAAAAAATCTGGGGCAGTGCTGAAGACCTGAAGTGCGCGGAGTGGATCCGCTCTCGCATCGTGAAGCTGTATGAGCAAGCTGCCGAAAGCGATGGGGAAGTCGCCAGACCGAAGGAACCTAACTGGGCTGACTGGGCAAACGAAATTCGCCTGATGTGCTCTCAGGACGGCCGCACGCACAAGCAGATTTGTGAGCTATTTGCGAAGGCAAACCGGGATCCGTTCTGGCGCAAGAACATCCTGAGCCCGTCAAAGCTGCGCGAGAAGTGGGATGACCTGACGCTGAAGCTTAGCGCCAATCCTGCCGGCGCGTCTGGTGGACACTGGAACACTGCTGAAGCGTGGGGTAACACGCTATGAACAAATTCATGAGTGCCATTCAAAATCGCGATGGGGGAACCTTGGCGCGGATGATGCCAGCGGAGCCACAGGCGCGAGTAGTCAATGGGAATGCTGAAAAATTGGTTGATCTGCTGTTTACCAACCTCATGCAAGTCTTTCCTGCGGCAAAACAGACAGCGTTGAGCACGCCAGCAGAAGTCGCTGCAGCAAAGCGTCAGTGGATCCTGGCGTTCGCGGAGAACGGGATAACCTCGGTCGAACAACTGCAAGCAGGAATGCGTATGGCCCGTCAGCAGGAAAGCGATTTCTGGCCGAGTTGTGGGAAGTTCATTGGCTGGTGCAAAACGGGCGCAGCTGTGAATGCTGGCCTGCCATCGGTTGATGAGGTTGAGGCGGAGTTCAAGCGCTACAGCGCGAATCGGGGCCACGTCCGCCCAGAGGATTTCACCTGGTCGGCTCCGGTCATGTACTGGATTGTGATCGACGTTCGTCACCAGATGCTCCAGTACAACCACACCGAAAGTGAGATCCGCAAGTCAATTCAGCTTCACCTCAATCGCTGGGCTAAACGACTGGCTAAAGGCGAGCGCGTGCCAACCCCCGCGCCACAAATCGCCTACAAGCGGCACATCCCAGCCCCATCAGAGCTGATGGACAAAGACGGCAAATTTCAGCGCAAAGGTGAAGAGCTGCTGGCTCGCATTCGCGCCAAAAAACAGGGACAGCCGACATGAGAGCGATAGTCAAAGCCGCGGTACAGCGTGATCTGGGTATTGCCCTGATCCCGGTGGACGAAAAGCTGGCGTTTCACATGACAGGCCGCGTGATGGTTTCCACGCTGCCTAAAGAATTCAAAGACGCGCCAGAAGGCATCCTGCCGGCGGTTGAGCATGAGATCGCCAACGACCCGCGCCTGCAGGATTTTTTCAAGCATGAGCGCGTGACGAATGCCTGTGGCGGCGTTAACGCGATTGAAGCTTGGGCGACTCAGTTCACGCTATGTCAGTACAGCAAGCACGACCTGCCGGAGACAATTCTGGACACAGAGCGCGTAGGTAATTCTGCCGTTCGCATCTGCCCTGGGTGCTACAAAAAAAGCCTGGGCGTATCGCCGAAGCTGGAAAAAATCGCCGCCCGCAACACTGCGCGCTGGGTGGTGGCAACGGCAAAACACCGTCTGAAGTCAGAAGGGCAGCTGACAATCCCTGAACTGATGCTGTGGGCCATGCTGTCCGGCGTATTCGACCTGATCCCCGATGACGTTGCGCGCACCGTTACCGACTTACCGGAGCCAAAGGTTATCACCGGCACCCGCAAAGAGTCCGAAATGGACTGCACGCCGGCGGCCACTGCGATTATTTCCAAGCAGGCGGTCAAGTGCTTCACCGTAGACCCTGCACCACAAAAGGCCTTCATGCTGCGGCCGAAGCTCACTCGCGTAGAGGACAGCAAATATACGCGCTGGGTTAAGACTCGGCCTTGCTGCGGTTGCGGCGCCCGCGCTGATGACCCTCACCACATCATCGGCCACGGATTGGGCGGAATGGGAACCAAGCCCAGTGACTACCTGACAATCCCGCTGTGCCGCACCTGTCACCGCAAACTGCATGACGACCCAGCGGCGTGGGAAGCGGAACATGGTAGCCAAACCGATTTGCTGGCGCAGTTCCTGGATTACTCCATTGGCATCGGGGCTATCGCATGAAGACGTACCTGATAACGCCAATCCCTAAACCACGCATGACACACAAAGACCGGTGGGCTAAGCGCCCGCCAGTTCTCCGCTACCGGGCATTCTGCGACGAGGTGAAATTGAATCGAATCTCGCTGCCTGAGAGCGGCTATCACGTGACGTTTGTTTTACCCATGCCAGATAGCTGGAGCAAGAAGAAACGCGCTGAGATGGCCGGGAAACCGCATCAGCAGAAGCCAGATGCAGACAACTTACTAAAAGCCCTGATGGACGCAATTTACTCTGAAGATTGTGCCGTTTGGGATGTCCGCGTTACCAAACGCTGGGGAAATGCCGGCGAGATAATCATCAAGGAAATTATATGAGAGATATCCAGTTGGTATTAGAGCGTTGGGGGCAGTGGGCGAAAGACAATAGCGGCGTGGATTACTCGCCGATCGCTGCAGGGTTTAAGGGGCTTCTTCCGAACACAAGCAAGAATAAACCCTCATGCTGCGATAATGACGGCCTGATTGTTGACGGTGCCGTGGGTAGATTGAAGAAGGTACGCGACGAAAGAGAGCTTGGAGTAATCATGCTGCACTACCGATACGGGGTATCAAAATCGGAGATAGCCCGTAGATGGAAGGTTTCAGAGGGGAACATAAGACAGAAGCTGATGATGGCAGAAAGCTTTATAGAGGGCTGTTTGGCTATGACCGGGGCGGCGCTTGAGATGGACGCCTGGACGAGCAGATCAGAAATTTCGGCTGTCGCGTAAATTTCCGCTTTTCGTTACGAATTTTACTGGCTATTGTGATAAGAGTGGTTACGCAGTGACGTAGCTTATCAACTTTCAAAACCTCGCTTCGGCGGGGTTTTTTGCTATTCAGCAGTGGACAAGGAATCGGCAATGTTGTCCTAAGACTGACACAACCCCAATGATTACCATGAGTTAGAGTCTCGATGTAAAGTCTAGACATCGCCAAATAGATGGCGATTTCAACTACTTTTCAAGGAGATATGCTCATGCAAGCTGCTGAAACTCATTATCTGGACAACGGTTACACCTTCCATATTCCACCTGTATCATACCGTCGCCGCGTCTGCGTGCCGCTTCTGATGGCCGTCGCGCCAGGCGGTAAATCAAAAGCGAAACATATGTTGGTATTCAATGGTTCATGGGTAACCGAAGCGAAAGCAGAGGGCGCGATTTTCCTCGATGGTGGCTCAATGCCAGCAACTGCTTGTAACTCGTGGAACACATACATCGAACCTAATCAGTCTGTCTCAATTCAGGCGGTTAGTGAAGGTTCTAATGGTGGCTATGCACTGCCAAGCATTACGGTTTTAATCGGACAAGATTGACCTAGCTTTTCCAAAGCAAAGTAATTTACACAGGCCCCTTATATGGGCCTTCTTGCATTTCAGCCCCAGCCAACAGACGACACACACGGCACACCCTCTTACCGGCAGCGTTTACGGCTGGTGGCTGAACTCTATTTCCTGGAGAAAATGATGAAGGTAATTATTGAAGCGCAGGAAGGCATTATCTGGATGCGTAACGCACAAACTGGTGAAGGTATAACTTCGACAGGTTACGTAAAGGACGGCACTCAGCAGAAGATTATTGCCGCCCTTGAAGAGGCTCTCTTTCAGGCAAAAGGCCAATTCGGGTTAGTTGATAACGTTAATTGAATACCGGATGTTGGCTCTATGACCTGGTGGAAGTGCCAAGACAACATTCCAATATCCGCTATGCGGAATACCAATCCTAACCGGGAACCGTGTGTAGAAACCTCCGTAATAGCGTGCACTTCTTCCTGATTTGTAGGCTGAATAGTTACTGTCATCCAGAAGCAAAACGTTAATTTGGTGTGAGCACTGGACGGAAACTACGCTACCACTTTCCATGTATTCCCGGCTATGAATGTGTGACATAAGAAACCCTCTTGGTGGTGTGAGAACTTCCAAGATACCACCGCCGCCTGAGGTGGAAAAATAACAGGCAAATAATTCAAAAGCTGAGCTAATGCTCGGCTTTTCTCGTTTTACTACAGCACAGCCCGATAACCGGGAGGTGGAGTCATGAAGATGCACCCAGACAATCCAAACCTACCGTACTGGTGGTCAAGCCTTCTCGGCCTTTTTTCGCTGCTGTCGCTGCAGGATTACGTCTTTATCGTAGGGGCGTTGATATCCGCCTTCTTTACGATCAAGACGTACTACGCCAAACGGAAGGAAGAGCGCGAACGCCTGGTAGAGGAGCGCCGGCGCACGAAAATCATGGAGGACTATCTGCACGGTGTATCTGCCAAGCCAGAAAGCGAGCGACCAGCGGCAGTTGAGGTTGTAGCCGAAGCGATGCGCAGAGCTGAGGGCTAATATGGCGATCACTCCAATATTGAAAAAGAGGCTGCTTGGCGCGGCAACTGGTGGTGCTATCGCAATTGCGGCCGTACTGATTCCTTCTCTTGAGGGTGTCGAATATAAGTCTTACCGCGATGTTGTTGGCGTGCTGACGGTCTGTTATGGCCACACCGGGCCAGACATTATTCCCGATAAGACGTACACGGAAGCGGAATGCAAAGCGCTGCTGGATAAAGACCTGCAGCCTTTCGCCCGTTCGGTAGAGCGCTCGGTGAAGGTGCCAGCCAGCGAATACCAGAAGGCGGCGCTGATCAGCTTCAGCTACAACGTCGGCGTTAAGGCTTTCGAGTCATCAACGCTACTGAAAAAGCTTAATGCCGGTGATAGCCGTGGCGCCTGTGACGAAATGAGGCGTTGGAATAAAGCTGGTGGCAAGGTCTGGAAGGGGGTGATTAACCGCCGTGAGGTTGAGCGCGAGATCTGCAACTGGGGCAAATAATGAACCGATTATCGACGGCATTGGGTGCCGCTCTACTGAGCATTGTCATTGTGCTGGCATGGCTGGCGTTTTACTTCCACAGCAACGCAGTAAAGGCTGGTGAGCAGGTTAAGCAGCAGGAAAAGACGCTGGCGCAGCAGTCAGGACTGATCTCAACCCTGCAAGCACAAGACCGGAAGAACAGAGCCTTGGCTGCGGAGCAACAACAAAGAGAGCAGCTACTACGCCAGCGCGAGGAAACCTACCAGAGGAAATTGCGAGATGCACTTAAAGGCAGTAAATGTGGGAATAGTCCTATGCCTGCCGCTGTTGTTGAGCTCCTGCAGCAAAACTCCACCGCCGGCGCCAGAGCAGGTAATAATCCTGCCCCCTGAAACAGTATTCACGCCATGCGAGCAACCCGGCTTGCAGGGAAATACTTGGGGTGACGCGGTGAGCTACACGCTGGCGCTGGAAACAGCGTTATCAATCTGCGCCGGCCAGGTGGAGACGCTCAACGCCTGGCGGCGAGCTACCACTAGATTAAAGTGATTGAATAACAATTGCGTGGTTATTGAAAATCATTATCATTTGTGAGGGGCAACTACTATACATTTTGTCAAAAGGATTTTGTCATGCTCAAGTTTTTATTAACCATACTAATGGTCTTCTCCCTCAACGCTTGTGTAGCTGAAGGGTCTAAACCGAAGCCTGTATCCAGAGTTAATCCTGTATACCCAATCTATGCTTATGACAATAAGATAGAGGGATATGCAAAAGTAAAATATGACGTTGATAAAGATGGAAAAATTAGTGAGATAAGAATCATAGAATCAAGCCCTCGGGGTTTGTTCGAGAATGCGCTTGTTATGGCGATGTCAAAGTGGCGGTTCGAAAAAAATAAACCATATAAGAACCTGGAGATTACCGTTCGTTTCAAAATGAGCAGCCCAATCTCCCAATGAGTGAGCCCGCTTCGGCGGGTTTTTTTATTGCCCATCGCAGAGCATCTTTCCGGGGCTGCTGTATAATCCTCCCCAATAGGAGGATCCCATGTCATACAATCTCGGCAACTTGCCAAAAGAAGAAATGGATAAGGTGAACGTAGACCTTGCGGCATCTGGCGTGGCGTACAAAGAGCGCATGAACATGCCGATCGTTCCGGCTCAGGTAGAGGCGGAGCAGCCTGAACACCTACGCGAGCTATTCCGCGAGCGCCTGCAGCATTACCGCAGCCAGAGCCACAAATTCCCAAGGCCAAACGACCCGCGATACCAGCAGATGGCTGAGGCCAACGGCAAGAAATGACTGAACCCGCTCTGGCGGGTTTTTTATTGGGAGAGAATCATGGCTAAAACAGCACAGGATGAGAGCCATGAGAGGCGCCCATACCCACCGTTACGGTTTATCGAAGACCATCAGCTGACGCCTTATATCGGCCTGGTGCCTGCAAACGAGGTGCAGGAGTGGATGAAGCGCCAAATTATCGACGATTCCGGCAGCCTGTTTAACCCTGACCACGGACACCTTGCAGACGCCGATCTGCGCTTCATGTGGGCATCGTCCGCGTTTGAGAAGAAAGGGCGTCATGTGCTCGGTCAAGCTGAAGAAGTGGCGATGCGCGCCGGCGGCTGGCAGAAGGCCAGGATGGAACAGCAGATGCATGAGTGGTTCGGTGAAGTGCCGAAATTCATCATCACGCTGGCTGCCGACTACTGTACTCAGTGCTCTGATGCTGAGTTCTGCGCCCTGGTCGAGCATGAGCTGTACCACATCGCACAGGCGACAGACGATTTCGGCGCACCCAAATTCAGCAAGGAAGGCCAGCCGGTGCTGAAGCTCCGCGGCCACGACGTTGAAGAGTTTGTTGGCGTGGTTCGTCGGTATGGCGCCAGCGTGGAAGTTCAGGAACTGGTTGATGCGGCCAACAGGCCTGCGGAGGTGGCACAACTAAACATTGCCAGGGCGTGCGGTAACTGCATGTTGAGGCTGGCGTAAAGCTGTATTCAGATTGTCATGGAGGTGACCAATGGCAGCATTATCGACAGAGGTTAAAGCCTTCATTGTTCAATCACTCGCCTGTTTCGAAAGCCCGACAAAAGTCATTGAGCTTGTAAAGGCTGAATATGGCATCGATGTCTCACGGCAGCAGGTGTCACAATACACGCCCGGCAACGCAATGGCGTCCAAGTTGAGCCAGAAGTGGATCGACCTGTTCAATGTCACTCGTAAACGATTCCAGAATGAGATCGCCGACATCCCGATCGCAAACAAAGCGTACCGGTTGCGCGTTCTTGACCGAATGGCGACCAATGCTGAAAAGATGAAGAACTATGGTATGACCTCGCAACTTATCGAGCAGGCGGCCAAAGAAATGGGTGACGCCTATACCAATCGCCAGAAAGTAGAGCACACAAGTCCTGATGGCAGCATGACTCCGAAGCCTACCATCATCCAGTTACTGCCCGTTGAGCCGAAAGCATGAGTGAAGCCGTTCAACTACCGATCCCAGCAAAGTTAGCTCCGCTGTTCACCGTCATGGATAAGCGCTATCGCTGCTCACACGGTGGCCGCGGTAGTGCTAAGACACGCACCTTTGCCATGATGACAGCAGTTAAAGCCTACCAGGCTATGATGAATGGCGAAGCAGGAGTGATCTTGTGTGCTCGTGAGTTCATGAACTCACTGGAAGAGTCGAGCATGCAGGAGGTTAAGCAGGCGATCCTGTCGGTGCCATGGTTAGCAGCCAATTTCGATATTGGTGAAAAGTACATCCGAACCATCGATAAGAGCGTGAATTATGTGTTCTGTGGTCTGCGACATAACCTCGATAGCATCAAATCGAAGGCGCGGATCTTGCTTTGCTGGGTTGATGAGGCTGAGTCAGTCAGCGAAATAGCCTGGCAGAAGCTGAGCCCTACCGTGCGTGAGGAAGGCTCAGAGATTTGGGTAACGTGGAACCCAGAGCGCGACGGTAGCGCCACTGATAAGCGTTTTCGCAAAGAGGCTGGCGATGACTGCATTACCGTTGAGATGAACTACACCGATAATCCCTGGTTCCCCGACGTGCTGGAAGGTGAGCGGCTGAACGATGAACGCCGTCTTGATCCGGCAACATACGCATGGGTATGGGAAGGGGCTTACCTCGAAAACTCGGATAAGCAGGTACTGGCCGGCAAATATCGGATTGCTGAATTTTCCGACAATCTCTGGAAAGAGGCGGAACGCCTGTTCTTCGGTGCCGACTTCGGTTTCGCGAAAGACCCGAATACGTTGGTGCGATCATTCATTCTGCATAACCGCCTTTACATCGAATATGAGGCATATGGTCAGCATACCGAACTTGACCACATGCCTGAGCTGTACGACACCATCCCCGGTGTGCGTGACTGGCCCATTAAGGCCGACTCAGCGCGCCCGGAGACAATCAGTTATCTCAAGCGACAGGGATTCAATATTTCAGCTGCTGAAAAGTGGCAGGGAAGCGTTGAGGACGGGATCGCCCATCTCCGTGGCTTTGACGAAATAATCATTCATCCTCGCTGCAAGAACGTGGCGCGCGAGGCACAGCTCTGGTCTTACAAAACTGACCGTATCACCGGTGAAGTGTTACCAAAACTGGCAGATGGCAATGAGCACTGTTGGGATGGGATACGCTACAGCTTGGATGGACACATTAAGCGTAAGGGCCAGATGGCCGGGATGATGATACCGAAACGGCTACGTAACTAAGATTAGACAAAACCTCTAAAGATGCAGTGTTAAATGCCGATAATACGTACTCCATCAATTTTAGGTGCTTATTATGAATCAATGGTTTATTTCTTATAAAGTTTTTTATCATGATGGTCGTATTTTAGAAGAGGATCAGATTTTAGCCGATAACATTGTAGCTACTGTTGAAGAATTATATGGCAGCACGCCAAAAGATATCATCTCCAGCTTCAAGGCCGAGCAAGCAAATATCCATGGCGTCAACATAAGCGATATCCTGATTATATCATTTAACCAAGTATAAAATCCTGCCCTCACAAAGGTCGCTCCGGCGGCCTTTTTATTGCATCAATTCCTCCAACGGACAATCCATGACTGACAAATTAACTCTCGCCGTCAACCATGCGTTGAACGATGCGCGGATGGCTCGCGCCCGTATGGGGCTGATGGCGTCTACAATGGGGCTGGACAATAAGCGCCATTCCGCATGGTGCGAGTATGGCTTCCCAGAGCAGGTAACATACGAGAACCTCTATGCCCTGTACCGGCGAGGTGGTATCGCTCACGGTGCAGTTGAGAAGCTGGTGGGCAAATGCTGGCAGACCAACCCGGAGATCATCGAGGGTGATAAGGCCGACGAGAAGCGCGCAGAAACTGTCTGGGAGAAACAACTCAAACCGGTATTTACGAACCGGTTATGGCGCGTTTTTGCAGAGGCTGACCGCCGGCGGCTTGTCGGGCGTTACTCTGGCATTTTGCTGCACATCCGCGATAACAAACCATGGAATACCGAAGCAGCCAGAGGGCGAGGCCTCGAGAAAGTCACAGTAGCATGGGCTGGTTCACTAAACGTGAGCGAGTGGGATACCGGGCTTAACTCGCAAACATACGGCCAGCCGAAGATGTGGCAATACACAGAGCGGCTTTCAAATGGCTCCACGCGCCGTGTCGAAATTCATCCAGACCGAATTTTTATCCTCGGAGATTACACCGACGACGCTATCGGGTTCCTTGAGCCAGCATATAACGCATTCGTCAGCCTGGAAAAAGTAGAGGGCGGTTCCGGTGAGTCATTCCTGAAGAACGCAGCGCGGCAGTTGGCGCTTAGCTTCGACAAAGAGATCGACTTCGGCAGTTTGGCGTCTATGTATGGCGTCAGTGTTGACGAATTGCAAGACAAGTTCAACGAAGCTGCGCGCGAGATGAACCGCGGCAACGATGTGCTGATGAGCCTGCAGGGCGCCGCTGTTACCTCCCTTGTTTCCCCTGTGTCTGACCCAAGCCCAACCTATGCTGTGAACCTGCAGACGGCTTCTGCCGGCGTTGATATTCCTTCGCGGATACTGGTAGGTAACCAACAGGCTGAGCGCTCAAGCACCGAAGACCAGAAACACATGAACAGTCGCTGCCAGAGTCGCCGCGGTGATCTGTCGTTCGAAATTGAAGACTTCTGCGACAAGCTGATCGACCTGAGAATTATCGATTCTGTCGGCCAGAAAACTGTCATCTGGGACGACCTCAATCAACAGACTCGTGCTGAGCGCTTGGCGGACTCCAAGGCCATGGCAGAAGTGAACAAGGCTATGGTCGAAAGCGGTGATACGGCGCCATTCAGCGGTGAGGAAATTCGCACTGCTGCAGGATTCGAAACTGAAGGCGGCGACCCACTTGGAGAAACAGGGGATGACGACGAAACCTAAGCCTCCAATCCTGCCGAGCAACATCAAAGATCCTACAGGAGTTGATAAGTTAGAGCGTGGCGCCATGCGTGAGTTTGCAAAGTGCATGAAGCTGATAACGAAAGGCTATATCGACATCCTCAACCGCATCCCCTCCGAACCCGTCGTAAACGAGCGCTACACCTTCCGTCTTGACCAAGGGCTTCTGTCGATGCTGCTACAGAACGGCGAAGCGCTGGTGGACGAAATTCTGCTGGAGGGTGGGGAGTTCAATCTGTGGTTCTTTGGCCGCTATGTGTCTGTCGCTTACCAGCGAGGAACGGCGCAGGAGTATTACAACCTCTCCCAGCAATCCTCTGCTTACGCTGCCGGCCAGCAGGATGTTCCCAACATCTTGTTGAGTGAACCCTATCAGCTGCGGCTGATTCTGGTCAGAGCGCGTGAATTCGAAGAGATGAAAGGGCTTAGCGCTCAGGTTAAGAGCGATATGGCGCGAATTCTGACTGATGGCATTGCTAGGGGGCTCAACCCGCGGGACGTAGCCAAAAACCTCAACGAGCAAACCGGCATTGAAACCCGGCGCGCGAATCGCATTGCCAGGACGGAAATCACTACCGCACTGAGGCGAGCACGTTGGGATGAGGCTCAGGATGCGCAAGACCGCTATGGCATAAAAACAAAGCTGCTTCATATCTCTGCGTTGAGCCCTACTACCCGAGCAACGCACGCCGCCAGGCATGCTCACCTGTATACGCAGGATGAGGTGAGGGAGTGGTACACGAAGAATGGCAACGCCATCAACTGCAAATGCTCGCAGCTTTCCGTGCTGGTGGATGACAAAGGGAACCCTCTCACTCCTTCGATCATCGACAAAGCCAAGCAGACGTTCAACGACATGAAGGAGAGAGGCTACAAATGGGCAGAGGGTTAATCCATGAAAGTTCAAGTTAACGTCACTACGAAGGTCAACAGCCAGGCAATTCGCCGGGAGTCATACAACGGCCGCGAGCATCTTGTTTTGCCGAGCTACACACTGCCGGCAAACGTGGTCATGAATGATGGGCTGTATACGGCCAGCGAAATAGATGCTCACTATCAAGGGCTGGAAGGCACGCTGGCGCCGCTGGGGCATCCTCAGCTAAATGGCGCATTCATCTCTGCCTTTTCGCCGGAGGGCATCAACCAGGGCCATATCGGTGCCTGGAATCGCAATGTGAAGAAATCTGGCAACCGGATTTACCTGGAGAAGTGGGTTGATACCCAGATCGCTAACCAAAGCGAGGGAGGCAGGGAGCTTATCTCTCGCGTAGAGGCCATTGAGCGCGGCGAAGATGTTCCACCTATTCACACCAGCGTTGCGGTGTTTCTCGACCAGCTTGAGCCCAATGAGCAACAGAAGGCCACAGGTGCCAAGTGGGTGGCGAAGATTCACGGCATGGATCATGACGCAATCTTGCTGCATGAGGTGGGCGCAGCGACTCCTGAGCAGGGTGTTGGGCTGATGGTTAACGCTGACCTTGCTACGCCGTTAAAGGCCAACTCTGGCGCGCTGATTGGCGAATCCTACCGGGATCGTGAGCAACGTCTCGACCGCGCGGCAAAAGAAAGATTCGCTCCCGGCGAAAATGAATATGCCTGGGTGGCTGATTTCACCGACTCACAGGTGGTGATCATCCGCAACGGCGGCGCAGCCCAGGTTTATGGCTACACGTCGGAGGGCGGAAAAATCACCTTCGATGAAACCGGCACACCGGTTGCGCGGCAGGAATCCTGGGTGACGGTCGTCGCCAACAAAGTTAAATCTCTTTTCAATCCGCAGGGACAACCTGCAACCAACCACCAAACGGAGGGCGACATGCCTTTAACCACTGAAGAGAAACAAGAGCTGATCACCGAAATCGGCAAAGGCCTGGCCGCCAACTTCGCCGAGGCGCTCAAGCCTATTACCGAGAAAGTTGAAGCGCTGCAGGCCAACCATACCCAACTGGCCGAAACCCTGACTGCCAACTCCCGCGCAGAAGAGAAAACCAAGCGTGAAGCGGTGGCGAAAGTTCACGGCGAAATCGTGGCAAACGCGCTGCAAGGTGAAGCGCTGGAAGCGATGTTTAAAACGCTGGGCGAATCGGCGCCGCTGGCAGGTAACTCAGGCCAGCATCAGCAAGAATCCGGCGCACCCGCCGCAGATGCATACTTCAAATAAGGGGGCTATCCAATGCCACGTTATCGTCGCGTAAACATCGACGGAAAGTCGCTGTATAAGACCGAAACCCGCACCACTGCTGCGGCACTTTTGCCAGGCACTGCTGCTGTCATCAACGCCAGCGATGAATTCGCTCAGGCTACCGCGCTAAAGGGCCGAATCTACATCATCGATGTTGCCTACCATCAAGGGCTGAAAATCACCGAGGCGGTTCCTGCAGGCGACTCTGCTGTAGGCAACTACGTGGAGGAGGGCCGTGAATTGGCGCTGCTTTGCGTACCTGGCGCGTACAAGAAAGATAGCCCGATCAAGCTTGGCGCTAACGGCCAATTCACCCAGGCAACTGCTGACACTGATTCAGTGATCGGTTACAGCCAGGACGAAGCCACCATCGCCGCCGGCGCTACCGATTTCATCCGCGTGCGTATGCGCGTTGGCACTGTCGCCGCTGGCGCTTAAAAGAAGGATAAACGCACATGTATTTTTCCAAAGAGACATTGGCTGCAAACAGCCGCCTCGGCGGTCACTGGAATGAGCTGTGGGCGAACCGCAATATGTGGAACGCCAACCATAACGCCATGATCGCTGCCAACCGCGCGCACATGACGCAGGAGTGGTTGGCAGTAAACGCTGCTGGTGGCTTTACTCGTGATTTCTGGGCTGAAATTGATCGCCAGGTACTGCTACTGCGCGATCAGGAAGTTGGCATGGAAATCATCAACGATCTGATCGGCGTGCAAACGGTTCTGTCCGTCGGCAAAACTGCCAAGCTGTATAGCGTGGTCGGTGATATTGCTGATGACGTGTCGGTAAGCATTGACGGCCAGGCACCGTTCTCCTTTGACCACACAGAATATGCCAGCGATGGCGACCCAATTCCGGTATTCACTGCCGGCTATGGTGTGAACTGGCGCCATGCTGCTGGGCTGAACACCGTGGGTATCGATCTGGTATTGGACTCGCAGATGGCTAAGATGCGTAAGTTCAACCAGAAGCGCGTCAGCTATTACCTCAACGGTGATCCTAACATCCAGGTTCAGTCCTATCCTGCACAGGGCATTAAAAACCACCGCAACACCAAAAAGCTCAACCTGGGGGCAGGCGCCGGCGGCGCAAATATCGATCTGACTGCAGCAACGATGACTCAGTTGTTCGAGTTCTTCGGCAAAGGTGCATTCGGTGCGCTGGCGCGCGCCAACAAAGTCGCTCAGTATGATGTGATGTGGGTGTCCCCAGAAATCTGGGCCAACCTGGCACAGCCATATGTGGTTAACGGCGTCGTGAGTGGCACTGTATTGCAGGCGGTACTGCCATTTGCACCGGTTAAAGAAATCCGCATGACCTTCGCGCTGAAGGGTAATGAGTTCGTCGCTTACGTCCGTCGCCGTGATGTGATCTCTCCGCTGGTCGGCATGGCTGTGGGTGTTGTTCCGCTGCCGCGCCCTCTGCCTAACGTTAACTACAACTTCCAGATCATGTCTGCTGAAGGTCTGCAAATCACAGCGGACGATCAGGGGCTTTCCGGTGTTGTCTACGGCGCCAATTTGGCGTAAGGGGGCGGGACATGGCTAAATACGAAGTTATTCGCCCCTGGAATGGCGTAGAGATCGGGGATGTGTTGGAACTGGAAAAGCTTCACCCGGCGCTGAAATCTAACGTGCGGTTGATGCGTGGTGAGGCCGGCGGTGAGCTGATCCCGGCCACCCCGGATGCCGGCAACGAAACAAAGTCGCGCAAGGATACTATCAAGGCGCGGCTCACTGATCTGGGGATTGAGTTCAAAGGCAATCTCGGCGAAGAAAAGCTCGCTGGACTGTTGCCGGAAGGCGAGCTCGAAAATCTGTTCCCTGCTGAATAACAGCCGCCGCCAAGGCGGTTTTTTTATGCCCCGTTTCGGCGGGGCTTCTTCTTACAGGAATCAGCCATGGTGAATAAAGAAAAGGCCAAGGAATATCTGGAGTCACAGGGTATCACCTTGCCTGATTTCGTCCTGGATGCGCTGGTGGATCAGGTGAACAGCATTCAGGAATGTCTGGATGCGAATTACCCAGCATCAACAGCGTTACTCATCCAGCTCTATCTTCTCGGGCTTATGGGATTAGGCCAGGGCGATAAATACATCAGCTCTCAAACGGCGCCAAGCGGGGCGTCGCGTTCGTTCCGCTATCAGTCATTTAGCGATCGCTGGAAAGGGGCGCTGAACCTGCTACGCGGGCTGGATAAAAAAGGGTGCGCTACTGGCCTGATTCCACCGGATCCAACAAACAAGGCTTTTGCCGGTGTCTGGATTGGCAAGGGCGGCTGCATGTGCGGTGATAGTTGATGTCGTGGATACCTGTCGCCGAACGGTTACCAAAGCCTTTTGAACGCGTCTGGGTGAAGACTGACACAGCCAGGCAAACTACGGGTTTCGTTAACGACCGCGGTGAATGGAAATTTAATTGCCCGAAAATCGCGGCAGAACGGCCTGCGGTGATTAGCTGGAGAGAGTGACATGTCATCATTAGCCATTTGGTCATATACGGCTGAGGCCACGATATGGCGCAATCTCGGCAATAGCGAAGCGGGCGATCCTCTGGGTTGGGCTCCGCCTGAAATTATCATGTGCGATTACCAGGGCGGACTCTCGGCGAGGCTGAACAATATCGGTTCGGAAATCACTGTAAAAAACACTGTGTGGACTGAATTCACCGAAGCCAAGAAAGGCGACTATCTGCTTATCGGCGTGTCTACCATGGTAGACCCGATCGCCGCGGGTGCCGATGAGGTGGTACAGGTGATCCGCTATGCCGACACGTTTGAACGCCTGGCAGAGGATATAGCCATTCTGACGGGAGCGTAGCTATGGGCGTAAAGATAAAAGGTATCAAAGAGACCCTGCGGCGCCTTGATGCCGTGGTTGAGGATGTCAGGACGAAAAAGGCGGTCAGGGCTATCAAAACAGCGCTGTTTATCATCGGCAATGAGGCTGCCCTGATGACCCCAATAGGTAAAACCTCGGTACTGATTAACTCGCAATACCAGGACACCCCCGTAGTGAATGGAACACGAATCACTGGGCGTATCGGGTATTCGGCCAACTATGCGGTTTATGTTCATAACGCCAGTGGCATCTTAAAAGGGCTGCCGCGTCCTAAGTCGCAAGGTGGCGGTAATTATTGGGATCCATCTGGTGAACCTAAATTCCTCACCAAGGCCGCAGAGAAAACCCGCCGGCAAGTGGACGAGATAATCAGGAAGGAGATGATGCTGTGACACCTCCAATGTATCTCCGCCTACGAAATCTTTTCGAGAGTTCAGGCCTAACCGCGGAGCTCATCATCCAAACGCTGATGTGGAACGACACGGGTAAGTTATCCGACGCTTTCATCGTGTTTCGGCCAGGTGGTGGTTCAGATATTCAATACGACCGCGGCGGAGATTTTTTCGTAATGGTCGATGTTGTCGGGGCTAAAGGGAAGAACGCAGAAGCAGATGCCGCGGCGAACAAAATCGCCGATTACATCAGCAGCCAGCAGGGCGCTGATAGCTGTGTTGGCGCTATGCGTCTGCTTGGAGGCTCTCCAACGCCAATCCCATCAGCAGAGGGGCGATTAATCTACCGACTTTTAGTCTGCTGCACCTACGGCGAATAACGCACATATCTATCCATCAGGCTGCCTCTGGGCGGCCTTTTTTATTTGAAGAGGTAACACATGCAAGGTTGTGCAAATGATACCGGCAAGCTGATCGGTAAAGTCTCGGTGCTGCGTATGGCTTTCGGCTGTGCTGACACGCTGCCGGCACTGAGTGACTGGAAGCGCCTCGGCGCGCTGACCACCAAGGGCTTCGACTTCTCGCCAAACTCCGTGACGTCTGAAGCGGACGACGCGAAAGGGCTGGTGGAGAACCTGGTAACCAATATGGACTTCACCATTTCCGGTGAAGGTGAATTCCGTCGTAAAGACAAAACCACTGAGATCGGCGCGCTCAACATCTCGAAGTACATTTTCGATGAAGTGCAGGCTGGCCGGCAGCCGTCGATCTGGGTGCGATTCGATTTCGTCGGCGAAGACTCCGGCACCTACATCATGGGCTACTTCAACACTACGTCGTGGTCTGGTGACTTTGGTACGAGCGACATCTCCACCTTCTCCGGCGAGTGGAAAGTTGCTGATGCCGATACTGTCGTGTTTGAAGTGGCCGCGGATGTACCGGTTACCGGTGTGACAGTGGCGCCAGCAACAGCAAGCATTGCTGTAGGGGCTACTCAACAGCTTACCGCCACCGTGGCGCCGGCTGATGCAAGCGACAAAACCGGCACCTGGTCATCCTCGGCAACCGGTAAAGCCACCGTCAATCAGTCAGGTCTCGTTACTGGCGTTTCTGCCGGCGCGGCCATAATCACGTTTACCACCAATGATGGCGCCAAAACATCAACCAGCGCGATCACCGTTACCGCGTGACTATCACAAAGGGCGTACTGCGCCCTTGATGATAATTATTCGAGGCATCTCATGACACCAATCACTGAATTAGGCGAGATGGTCATCACCGATGCCGATCGCGATTACATCCTTCGACCTTCGTTCGCAAACATGACCCGCATAGGCTCGCCAGCGGAGATTGTAGAGCGCTTTGCTGAACTCCATACCAGTGAGGCGCCACGGTTACTTGAAGCCGCTGTTGAGGCATACGGTGAGGTTCCTGGGTGGTTGCTGGCATACATCAACGCGCCGTCATTCAGCAGTGCGGCAATATTTGCCGGGATGATCGTCATGCAGGCATGCTGTGATGATGACCTTAGCGCGCTGGTGGGAGAGTTGCGGCCAAGCAAACGAGGGAAGAGGGCTTTTGTGTTTCGCCGCGGAAAGATGCCGGCGAGCGATATTATCGTAATCGGCCAATCACTGATCACTCACGGTATCATCGGTAAAGCAAAGATCCGCAAGCTGCAGCGACACGAGTCGAACAGCTACGTGAACGAGTTCAACGCCTTCGAGTACATCAGCGCAGCACGGAATCACTTCAACATGCCTCGCGCCGAAGCAGAGCGCCTTTCAATGACCGAGTTTCAGTTGCTGCTGGCGGCTAAGTACCCAGAGCAGAAAGGCTTCACGCGCGAAGAGTACGATCAGGTAATGGACGAAGATGAGAAGCGCTGGCAGGCGATGATGGGTAAAGAAAAATAGCCGAATAAAAAGACACATCTTGTTGCAGTTTGATTGCTATATTTTTTTGCTATAATGCGCAGAATTAAAATGAAAAAGAGGTAATTATGCATCTCAATCAAGTTTTTGGAGTTTCAAGAGATCCTGTTGCTAGTTATATTGAGCGAGATGCAGTTGATCAGGCGTTGTCTGACGCTCTCGGAACAACAAAGCAAATAGTCGTGTATGGTTCATCTAAACAAGGTAAGACAGCACTTTTGCAACGTCACTTAAGTGAAGAGCATCGGATAACCTATCACTGTGGACCGACTAGTTCTGCTGAAGATATCTACCGTGCGTTCTTGAGAGCGCATGGTGTGGAAATTGTTACTGAAAGGGTCGCCACATCGTCTCGAGAAGCCACAGCGTCAGTTAAAAGTACTTTTTCAGCAATCCTTCCTTTTTTGGCCAAAACGGACGTGGAAGCAAGTGCAGAAGGTACGTTTGGCCACGAAAGGCAAGTAACTACACGACCAATTGAGTTTAATTTATCGGCAGCCCAGGATGTTGGTGAGCTAATTGAACGTGTAAATGGCAGGGATAGATTCTATGTCCTTGAGAATTTTCATTATCTTTCTGTTGAAGTGCAAGGCCAATTAGCTTTTGATTTGCGCACATTTGAAGAAATGGGGATTAGATTTATCATTCTTGGTGTTTGGCGTGAAAATAATCGTCTAATACAGTTCAATGGTGATCTTCAGGATCGGATGGCTGAAGTTCCTGTTGAGCCTTGGGAGGAGGATGATTTCGAGCGAATTGCTCAAACAGGTGAGGCTGCTTTGAACATTTCTATAGACGCGCGAATAAAAGAAAAAATATTCCATGAGGCTCATGGTAGCGTGGCTGTTGTTCAAGAGCTTCTCAAGAAATTTTGTGAGCTGTCAGGCATTAGAACGGTATTGCCTGTGTTGGAAAATTTAAATAACAATGATCATTTGAATGCAGCAATTAGCGCTAAGGTTGCTGAATACTCATCTCGTCATGTTAGAAGCTTGGAGTCTATAGCAGCAGGAAGCAGAAGCAGACGACCAAGTGAAGATGCGGTAGCTTTATACCTACAATACTATTTGGTTCAAGTTTTACTTAATAGAACTTATGCAGAACTGAAAGATGGTATAGAGAGGAAGACCTTACAAGAGTTAATACGAGAAATTCATTCGCATCCTGATAATGTTAGGACTTCTGATGTCACAGGTACTTTAAAAAGATTGCCTGTACTGCAAACCAATCAGAATATAGTGCCTCCATTACTCGATTATGATCATGGGACACGTAGGTTGAAGATTGTTGATTCTACGTTGTATTTTTTCATTGATAACTGTGATGCTGAAGATGTTATGGCCGAAATACCGCATCCTGACTCTATAGCCACGGGGTCATAGTTCAAAAACCCACCCAAGAGGTGGGTTTTTGCTTTCTGCGGGTGCTATAGTGCTCAATCATCCTTAACAATGGTGATTGCTATGAAATGGATATCCGTAGACGAAAGGCTTCCTCAAACCACCGGCCAGTTTGATCTGGTTCTTGTTGCTACTGACAAGGGAATTGGCTTTGCCACTTACGACGGGCTCAGAGAGTTCAGTAGAGTTACTGTGACGGGCAATAAACAGTATTCAAGCCTAAAAGTAACCCACTGGATGCCTCTACCTGATGCTCCTGCTGAGTAAAGATAAGCCCGCATAATGCGGGTTTTTGCTTTCTAAGGCTTACTTTACCTCACAAGTGAGATTCGTTATCATTTGATGAGTTGATTGTTCCTATAAGGATATAGATATGCGTAAGTCACTGCTGGTTGCTTTGGGTGTAATGGTTCTATCAGGATGCGCAGGCCAGAACGATGATTATCAATTGAATAGCAAACAATCGTCTGCTCAGAAAGACAGCAAGGAGTGGAAAGAGTTTGTCGCTCCTCTGTCTACCAAAACTCAATCGCCACAAGACAGACTGATCAAGCGTGCTGAGAGAAACTACTAACTGAAAGAAAGCCCACCTGAGTGGGCTTTTTGATTTCTGGCCCCTCGTTTTCGTTGCCACCGCCAACGCCTCTGCTACCATGTAACGACTTGTTACTTGTCTATGGGAATAGGACTAAATGAAGAAGATTGCAGTTGTTGCGGTCATTCTGGCGTCACTTGCTATGTCTGGTTGTTCATCACAGCAACCGCCTAGCCAGGCTCAAATATCCTCTGCTAGTTACGGTGAGCTTCCGAATGATTATCAAGAGAAAATTAAAAATCATTTTAACTCCACATTAAAAGATCCCTATTCGGCTCAATATAAGTTCATGCCAACCTTCAAGGGGTACTCTCAGGATGGCCAATGGTCACCATCTGGCGGGAAGGTGACTTTTGGGTGGGTATCACCCGTTCTAGTTAATGCCAAGAATAGCTATGGTGGCTATACCGGAGATCAGAAGTATGTGTTTATCTTCTCTGGTGGCGAGATGTATGACGTTACGGCCATGAGCCAATTTGGTATGGTTCACCCAGTCAAGTAAAGTAATAATTTAACGATAAAACCTCGCTCAGGCGGGGTTTTTTTATGCCCGGAGAATGGTTATGGCGAGCGAAGAACAAGTTGGCAATATCGTTTATGAAGTAGAAATGAATGTTGCCAATCTGCTCGAGGCGCAACGCAAAGTTAACGAACGGCTGGACACAATGGATGAGCGTTTTAAACGTTCAGCAAAATCATCCGACACGCTATCTACCTCCGTAACACGCCTGGCTGGTGCTGTTACGGCGGCAATCTCAGTGCAACAAGTGGCTAAGTATGCTGACGCTTGGACGACAGTAAATAACAAGCTCGCAAACTCGGTTAAGGCAAATGAAGACCTTGCAACAGTCACGCAACGAGTTTTTTCCATTGCTCAAGATACGAGAGCGGCTCTTGATGCAACAGCGTCTTTGTATCAGCGCCTTGAAAGGGCAACACGAAGCTATGGAACTAGTGTTGATGATGTTGCGAGATTAACAACGATCATTAACCAAGGTTTTGTCGTTTCAGGTGCTACAGCCCAGGAAGCAAGTAACGCTGTTATTCAGCTGTCTCAGGGCTTAGCTTCTGGCGCGCTTCGTGGTGAGGAGTTCAATTCTGTAACTGAACAAGGTGGTCGGCTGGCTACGGCGCTGGCTGATTCCTTGGGGGTTAATATCGGCCAGCTTAGAGCAATGGCAGCTGAAGGAAAGCTAACAACGGACGTGGTTGTTAAGGGCCTTCTCTCTCAGGGAGATGCGATAGGGAAAGAGTTTGCGAATACTACGACTACTATTGGACAAGCGCTCGAGATTGCCAATAACAATATAACTCAATTCATTGGCAGCTCGACGACAGTAAAATCTACTGTTTCACTATTTAATAACTCAATTATTACGCTGAGCGAAAATCTGGATGTCGTTGCGAAAGTAATCGGTTCAGTTGCTGCAATCGTCGGTACTCGTTACGCAGCAGCTCTTACGCTTGCTGTCGCAGGACAGGTTAAGCTGGCCGCAACCGCGTTTGCCGCCTCAACCTCTCTATCTGCATTCGGCGCTGCTGCTGCTCTGGCTAGGGGGGCGCTTGCGCTAATCGGTGGCCCAGCTGGTGCTGCTGCGCTCGCAGCCTCTGCAATCTTTTATTTTTACCAACGAGCAAAAGAGGCGCGGCAGGCGGCCATTGAGTTAGCCGACGGCGTAAACACTCTGTTGGGCAAGATGAAAGATATGTCCGCTACGGAGATCGCAGCCAGTATCGCAAAACTACGTGGTGCAATCCCTGAATTAACTGGCGCCGTCAAAGATGCAAGCGACGAGTATGATAAGGCGTCGAAGCGCGTTGCAAGCCTTCAGCGAGAAGTTGATAACTGGGGAACTGGCACTACACGTGGGCGCCAGGCGGCCGAGGCATTAACCGGAGCTATTGATAACCAAAACATAGCTTTTGCAGAGCTTGAAAGAGCCCAAAGAAATCTCAGCCAAACACAAAGTGCTGTAGGAATTGCTTCTGCGCAGTTGAATGGCACCTTTGAGCAAGGGATTGGATTGCTTTCCAGACATGGTGAACAAGCTGGGTTTGCTGCCGGAATGATGAATCAGCTCGGTAGGCAATTAAATTTTGCAGCCGGTGCTCAGGAAAAATTCAATGCATCCAACCTGAAAATAACCAGACTAAAGAACGTCCAAGACTACCTTGACGGTCTTCAAGATCAGGTTGAACTTCAGGCGGAATTAAACGATAAGAAGCGAGCTCAGCTTAAAGCAGAGCAACAAATAAGACGGCTGGGAGGATCAGAGGCTGATGTTGTTCTGGCAAGGGAGCGCGCTGCTGCTGAATATGACTCTCTTCAGGTACAGCAGGAGCAGAAGAAGGCAACCAAGGAAGGGATAGCGGAGAGCAAGAAGTCAGCCAATCAGGCGGAAAGCGCTGCACAGAAAGTCGCCAACCTCAAACAGCAGTCTGAGCTGGCTGCAGGTTCTACTCAAGAGCTAACCCGTGAGCAAGCCATACTGCAGGCGCAACTTTCTCTTGGTAAAGGAGCAACGAAAGAACAGATTAAGCTTGCGGGGCAATATCGAGCTGAGATCTGGGATACTGCAGCGGCACTTAAAGCTCAGAACGCTGTTCCAGAACTGAAGGAAAACGCAAACTACGCCTCTCAGAAGGCTCAACTGCAAATGTTGAAAGAGGCGAAGGATGCTCAGGGTAACCTACTTATCAGTCAAAAGCAGTTCAGCCAACTTTCCGAGCAGCTTGAACGTGAACACCAGGTAAACCTTGCCAGAATCCGAGCGCAACAGGCTACGTCCAATCCGATAGCTGATGCGCGCGGACAGGTTGACCCTATTCAGCAGCTGGCTAATGAGAACAGTCAAAAACTGGCTTTGATGAAGGAATATCAGGCTCAGGAGCTGGCGATTATCAAACAATCTTATGATGCCAATAAGATCACTTACGAGCAGTTCATTGCTGCAAAACGCGCCACGGATGATCAGTACCTGGCTTTACGTACTGCCCAAGAGAGGCAATACCAGGAGCAGCAGACGGCGGCGCAATGGCAGCTGTTGAGTCAGCAGAGCCTTGGTTACGACATGCTGACGAGCGCTGTTGATGCATTCTCTGGCAATGCCTCAAACGCGATTACGGGCCTGCTTACCGGCACCATGTCGGCACAAGAGGCGATGAGGTCGCTTGGCAACACCATCCTGAACAGCGTGATAAACAGCATCGTTCAGGTGGGTGTGGAGGCCTTGAAAAACTACATCCTCGGCCAGACGCTTGGCGCCGCCTCCGTGGCGTCATCTGTGGGTATGGCTGCAACAACGGCTTCAGCCTGGGCGCCGGCGGCTGCAATGGCATCTCTGGCAACTCTTGGCGCTAACGCGGGTCCAGCGGCTGCTGGGATAACCTCAACCGTAGGATTGGCTGGCGGGCTGGCCTTGGCTGGCGCGCGTTATAACGGCGGCCCTGTGAGCGCTGGCGCGATGTACCAGGTAGGTGAGCGAGGAAAGCCAGAGATTTACCAGGCGAGCACTGGTAAGCAGTACATGATACCCGGTGACAACGGCAAGGTGATCAGCAATAAGCAGATCATCGGCGGCGGCAGTGCGGCGCCAACCATCATCATCGAGAATTACTCATCTGGTGCTGGAGTAATGGATACCCAGGCCAGCAAAGGGGCTGATGGTGCCGATGTGGTGCGCATTGTGCTGGCTGATCTGCAGCAGGGCGGCCAAATTAGTCAGGGCATCTCCCAGTATCACCAGGCGCCTCGCAAAGCCACTGAATAGCAGCACTCAAACCTCCATAACCCGCTCCGGCGGGTTTTTTATTACCGGGAGAAAACCGTGGCAATACCTTATCCCGACTGGCTATCACTTCCCCAGAAGGCCAACAAGAGCCGCACGATTGATGCCGGATTTCGCACCGATCAGCCGGCAGTGGGCGCGCCTATCTTCCAGCGCCTGACAGATGATCTCAAAACTACCTGGTCGCTGACGTGGATTTTCACGCTACAAGAGGATCGGGCATTCGAACAGTGGTATCGCAGCCCTCGTTACCTGGATAACGGCAATCAGTGGTTCACGATGCTTTGCAATCTGGGGGGCTCTGGCCTGCAACTGCAGGAACTGCATTTTGTGGCACCGCCGGTGCAAACGAGCATCAACGGCAACACGACGACGTGGACGGCGAGCGTAATCACCCGGAAGCTCTACAACCCGGATGACGAGTTCTCAGACGTCATTGTTGAGCTGCCGCCATATCAGTGGGGGATCATTGATGAAGTGGTTAACCGCGACATGCCGGAGTATTGAATGCCTACATTACGAGAGTTTCAGTCACAACGGCCCAACAGGATCATCTACGACACGATGACGTTTAGCCATCCGTCATTTGGCGTTCTCCGGCTGGTGGCAAACCAGATATACCCGAAGACATTCGCCGGCCAGGTGTTTTCAGCGTGTCGAATGGAGG